CCCACCCTAGCAGACTTTCAAGTGCGCTCACGGCTTCACCTCCCGCGCCGCGAGCATGGCGTCGGCGTATTCATATGCGAGCGTGGCTACCCCTTTGTCGCTCAACCATTCGCCAATCAGCATCCCCGCCAACGCCTGCCCCGCGAACCAGTCGCGCAGGGTCATGCCTTGCTCTTCGTTCGCGTTTTTGTCGTCGGGGAAGTATTGAATCGTGCTTGGAAACGCCGGACCGCCGTCGTTGATGTTGCTCATCGTTGTCTCTCCATGCGCTCCATCTCACTGCTCAGGGCATCCAAGTCAGCGCGGAGGTTCTTCACAACCTCACGCAGTTCCTCCGACTCTTTGGCGTACTTGTAGCACCGCTCACGCAGTTGCCGGATCTCGGCGCGGTACTCTGTCGGAGTGTGCGCCATCTTGTCCCACTCGTCATCGAACAGGTCAGGTTGATATTGCGTGGTCATGTCATGTCCCCCTTGAAATGGTCAGTGCGTGTAGCGCAAGGATGATGAACGCGATGAGGGTCACGGCAAACGCGATCCCCAAGAAAATCGTGGTGCTATCTGCTTCTTCCAGTCGCTGCTTCGTTTCTCGCAGTTCCTTGTCCTTGCGGAAGAGTGAGTCCGCGAGGTATCCGTTATCGCGCCGCAGTTCCTTGATCTCCCGGTTCTTGCGGTCGAGGGTGTATTCGCTCGGTCTTTCCACAGTGAATCCTCCTTACCAATAGTCCCCACCTGTCCTCTTGCGTGAACAGGCCCAGTTGGGAGGGGGGACACGCCCCCACTCCCGTTTAGCATCGGCCTTTCGTGTGAGCCACCACCAATTGATGGCCCGGAACATTACGCGAACTCTCGTGTAAGAATCTCGCGGTCAAGATACCACCGGGCCTTCTTGAGGTCAGCAATAGGGTCGCCATCCACCTTCTTCCCGGCACGGCTGAGGTACTTCACCACATTGCCAAGACGATAGTTGAGGTCCTTGGCTTCGATGAAGTCGATGGTCTCGATGCCCCCTGCCGTGTAGTGTGGCGGGCTGTTGACGGGGTCGATCTTCTTGTCGGTCTGGGGAATCTCAGCCTCTGCCGGGAGGTCCACCCACTTCCAATTGAGCGGGCTGTCCGGATCCAGCGTATCCAACGCCTCTTTGGCCTTCTTCAATTGCTCAAACGGCTTCCACTCGATGGGGTTCTCCTTCTTCCCCGCCTTCTTCTTGGCGGGCTTCTTCTTGTTCTTCTCATGCCACTTCACTTGGGACACAAGATTGGCCGACACCTTCAACCGCTTTGCGATCTCTTTGGTCTCAAGCCCCTTCGCCAGCAACTGGCGGATACGCTCACTCTTACTCATGATTTAACTCCTTGCGTAGGGTCTCTACGTTTGTTTCATCGATCACTAATGCGACTCCACCCGCCTTGCGGATGTCATCGAGTCTCTTCAATTGCAATGCAGTCGGTTTGTTTCCTTTCGCTTTACATTCTATCCCAAAAAACCTCCCGTTGTGACAGATTAAAAAATCGGGATCGCCGCTGTTACCGAAACCTCCAGTCATCGGCATCGAGTAAAACGCGCCGATGTCTCCCAGCACCTTCCTGACTCGCGCCTTGACCCGGCCTTCAGGCGTCATTGTGCCGCATCCTCATCCATTCCCATTCATCACGTTCTTTCTCAGTGACGACAAGAACATACACGTTCGCGTAGGAATACTCCCAAGTATTCAAGTTGTGGTCGAAATTCACGTTCCTGACAAACGGCCAGCCGATATTCTCCATACCTTTGACTGTACAAAGCGAGTAAGGGTTGAAGAGATGCCAAGAGTTTGCGTTCCCATCCAACATACCGGGGACTGTCTGGTTCATGATGACCACGGTCTTGGAGAGGATCGTGTCCGGCAAGCCGCTTGGCAGGTTGTCAAAGTAGATTATGTTCTCGTCTCCTATGAAACACAGCCTGTCAGGATATTTATTCACAACAAAGAAAGTCACCCAATACGATTCCAAGTCAGGGCGTATGACAGGTATGAACCGCTTGTGTATTTTTTTATCTGACAGCAGTACCGACATCAATTCACCTTCAGCACTTTACCCACAGGGGGACGGAAGTCATCGCGATGCGTCACGAGCCACAGCGTAGGGCAGGGCATGCGCCACTCGAACGAGTCCTCGACATAGCCGTCCGTGAACACCACCGCACAGTCAGGCTTGCTCAGCAGACCGCTGCGCTCCAAGTAGTCGTTGATGCATCCCACGCGAGTGCCGCCGCCACCGACCGGACGTATGGTGGTCTCGATCTTGTCGTAGTCGGACTCGGTCAACACCTGCTCTGCCTGCACCTCGGTGTCCCAGTAGATGACGCGCAGCGTGGTAGGTTTGAGCGTCTGGCAAATCGACACCAGTTCTCCGACGAACCTACCGAACACCCCCGGCGTATGGGTAGACCCGGACACATCGATCAGCACCGCCAACTCGTTCAAGGTCTCGGTGACGGATGTCGGACAGTACAGGCCATGCACAAGTCTGCGACGGTCATACTGCCTCCACGAACGCTCCTCGCGCCCGGACATCGATGTGGTCACGAACTCGTTGGTCTCGCTCACCCAGTCAACCTCCGGCTCCAATGCAGCCTCGACAGCGCGGGGCATCGAGACCTTCATGCGCCCAGCCAGCAACTTGCCCTCACGCAGCGCGGCATCGACCTGCTGCTCCAGTTGCTTGGCCTCGTCTGCGCTCTCCTCTGATTCGTTAAGTACACCAAACATATGGTGAGAGTCAAGGGTTCCTGTGTTATTACCTTGACCGTCAGCCTTATCCTGTTGCTGCTTGACATCTTGGTACACACGACCGAATGACCACCCGATGTACTTGGGGTCATAGTGTGCGCCGGGGGGCAACGCCACGATGTTCTGGTCGAGGACAGCGATCGACGCATTCACCACATGGTCGGCTGCGATGTTGGCAGCGTTGGCATCCTCCTCCCAGTATCGACGGTTACGCAGCAGGTGCTTGTAGCCGATGTGATAGGTCTCATGCAGTACCAGCCCTGCTACCTGCTGCTGAGTCAACTGAACAAGGAACGACGCTGCGTAGTACTTGTTCTTGCCATCCGTATATGCAGTAAGGGGTAAGCCCTTGGGGTACTCCTCGTCGGTCAACACGCGGGTCTCACCCATCAGGATGATGCCCGCCATCGGCGCGGTCTCCTTGTACCGCATCAGGTCACGGTGCGCTCGCACCATGCGGATCCGCTGCTTGCGGACGGTCGCGTTGTCCATGTCACGCCCTCACAAGTTCGTAGTCGTGGGTCTTGATCCACTGGCTGATCACCGGGTTGATCGCAGCCAGCGCCCCGATCTTGGAGTCCGACGTGGCGTAGGTGTAGAACACCGCCTGTGACTCCTCGTGCGGCAGTCGGTTGATGTAGGTCGCCGCAGCAGTCAGGTCGTCCTGCGTCTGCACAGCGTCACACAGGTTGTGCGTAAGGAGACAGCAGGCTGCGAGTGACGAGGGTAGCGGGGTACCCAAGGGGTCAGCCAGCACCTGCTTGGGGGGCGTCAGGGACGCTTGCATCATGATGAAGGTCATCAGGTCTGCCGCCGCCGACGCACCGATCGTGCCTGCCATCACGGCGAACAGCACATGCTCGGGCATGCTTGCCGCATTGCGGACGTACACATCGTTGCGGGCGATCGACCGTGGCGATGCATAGGATATCTGGTTGGGCTTGCGTGGATTGAAGACGTGCGGGTTGGTGTCCTTGTAGTTCGGGTCACGGTAGGACTGCATCAGCGAGGGGGTCATGGCGACCCATGCACGGGTCGTGCTGCTGATGTTGTTCGCCGCCGCCCAAGTGACGAACTCCCCAGCACTGGACTTGCGGACATCGACAAGCGTCACACGGTTGGCACCGTGCGCCATGATGCTGTCACCCACGCCGTCGCCCGTGTGGTTGGACGTGCCGTAGACCTTGCTGCCGGGGGGCAGCGGGATGTCACCGATGAAGAGGTCGAGCAGCAGCCGCATGAAGATGAGTTGCACCAACTTGGGTGACTTGAGTACCTCATCGAGCATGATGACCTTGGGACGCTTGTCATGCATCCGGAGAGTTTGGGTAATGAACTGCTCGATCTGCTTGGTCTCAAGGACAGGGATACCCGTGACGACATCAGGGATGTCTCGGAACGGACAGTCGAAGTAGATGTACATGTACTTGTCGGTCGGGTAGTCGTCCCCCGGCTTGCGCCACTTGTCGCCGTGCCGCTTGGCTACCATGCCGAGTGTCGAGGACTTGCCCACGCCCGGCTCCGAACGCAGGATGAATGACTGCTCTGAACCGAACATCGCGATGAGGCCGCTGATCTCGTCAAGCGACAAGGCAGGGACGGTCTGGATAGTCAACGCTGCCTGAGTATTGCTACGCATAGTGATACCTCTCTGGTTGTGGTTTAGACGCCGAACTTGGACAGGATGTCGCTCATCTCGTCATGGACTGCGGCACGGACGGCGAGGTTGTCGCGCAGGTCATCGATGCTCTTGTCACCCAACACACGGTTGATGTCGGTCGCAAGTTGCTTGACCTCTTCGTCACCGACCGGGTTGAACTCCAACGCTGTCATGGATTCCTCGAAGGCACGGGTCACCGTGTTGACGTGCAGTTTGTTGCGCGACACTTTGGTGGTACCGTCCTCGCGGGTGAGCGTGACCGTATCGCAACCGTGTGCGATGGACTGCGCGAGGCTCAGCATGTCCGCCTTCTGCTTGGCCGCGATGTCCTTGAGTACGGTCTCGTGCTGCCGCTGATAGTGCAGGTGCAGGTCATCCGCGATGGACTGGATGAGGACATTACGGAAGTCACCCGCAGGGACATCGGTCACCACGAGTTCGACCCGGAACTTGCTACGCAACTCGGATGCGGTCGGGTAGTCCGCACGATCGAACATGCCGTTGAGCCTGAACGCAGCGTTGGACAGGCTGTCATCGAACCCCTCAATGAACTCGTCCACCAACTTGTCGAACTCTGCCTTGAGCCTGTCGAACTCCGCACGGAAGGCGGAGTAACGCGCCATCGGCAGCAGGTTGAGGTCGGCAGCGAACGGATAGGTGACACGCTTCGCCCACGCAGACATGCGCTGTCGCTGGTTGATGACCGCCTTGTGCCGAGCGTCACCTGCAAGCAGCATCTTGGTGACCTTGGCCGTGCCGCTCGTCGCGTTCTTGTCCGCAATGACTTCGTTGCTGATCTCGTTGTCCTGCATGGTGCCACCCCACACACGGCTCTTGATGTGGACAAGCACGGCTGCGGAACGCAAGTCCACGACAGTGGTGGGCTTGGCGAGTTCGTTAGTGGTATCGGTGATGTCGTTCATGGGAACCTCCTAGTTAGTAAATAGAATGATACTAATTAAAAAACACTTTGGCAAGAAGAACCGTTACAGCGTAGGCAGCGAGGGTTGTCACTACACCGACGCCGATGCCTAACTTGACTCCGCTCTTGAAAGCGTCAGTCACGATACGGTTCATCATTGCAGACGCATACTCCCGCATCTCTGCAAGGTCTTTGTTGTCTGCATCGATTACGAGTTGCGCGGTCTTCTTCAGTTCATTGATGTCGTTCATTGATGTTTCCTCTTGTGTTGATCCGTACCGTCGAGCCACACCTCGACCTTGCCGCCCCACGCAGAGTCGGAGCCACGCTCCGTCTTGAACTCCCCGCGCTTGGCGTACACATGCCACTCCTTGCCCGTCATCCGCAGTTGCGTGTCGGTGTTGTAGTCCCACCCGTAGAACTTGGTGCGTGGTGGAAGGCATAGGGTCTTCATGTCACTTCTTCCCCTCGACCTTGTCGATCATGTGTTTCACGGAATCGCGGAAAGGTGCGTAGTGTTTCAGGTGTCCCAGATGATGAAGGTCTTCCAAGAGACGATATGTCTTCTTCAGTACTTCTAACATCTCCTCGGCGTGGTCTTTCACGCTGGTCTGTCGGGTGCGTTCTGCCCGGAGAAGTTGCTTGGCCTCTTCGTAACGCTCGTTGAACATGAGGGATACGAGCATAGGCGGGTGATACTTTGGCTCGTCAAAGCAAGTATCCTTGCCCTCGGAATAGCAGATGACTGAGCCATCCAACTTCCCGCTCCTCTTGTTCAGGCTGACAGTCTTGCGCCACTCGTCACCGTCAGGACAGGTGACGTAGATGTTCACGTCAAGGTAGTCCATCCCGTTGTCATAGACTTCGGTGTCGATGACGCTCGTATAGGTCTTGTTGGTCATGACTTGATCTCCTTATAGACCAGAAAAAGCCCGTGCCCGATGAGTGCGCCCATACACATACGGGCAACGGAAGTGTCCGCATGCCCCGTGGCAAGCATGAAGACCCCGATAAAGACGGGCAGTAGCGCGTCGTAAAATTTCATGCCTTGTCCTCCTCGTTGATGTCGATGTTCTGCTCAACCGCAGCGGCCACGATGACCGCATCTATCTCCGGTTCCACGATGGAGTGCGCCACTTCCCACCGTCTTTTCTGAGCGAGACGATATGCACCGGGGAAGTAACGGCTGATGGCTTGCTGTCTGTTCCACCCGCCGTTGTTGAACAGGTCGTAGTACGCATTGACATACTTCCGCAGACGCTCAAGAGCGCGGTTGTCCTTGCCCTTGACCTCGCCCTCTGCCGGGATGAGTTTTTGCAACTGCTCGTAGGTCTTCTGGTACTTGCCGTTGCCGTTCCAATAGGTGTTCATGACTTGTTCTCCTTTGTTTCCTCTTCTATATCCGCCAGACGCTGATTGTCTTTCTCGACCTGCTTCTGCATCTCTGCCAGTCGCTCCTGCACCGCCTTGTGCAGTTCATCGTAGCGGTTCCGTGCGGTGTAGACCTCGTATGCCGCTGCGGTGAATCTGTCCATCAGTTCCTTCGTCGTCATGTTCGTCGTGTCCATGTCAGTCCTCCTTCACATAGTATTCGGTCAGGGTCATGTCCTTCTCGACCTTGAGAAAGACGGGTCGTGCGAGGTAGTGCTTCATGACAATCCACCTTCCGGGCTTGAGGTCTAACTCCATATCGCCCTTGTTGTTCACGATCTCCCAGTAGATGAAGTTCATGCAGTTGATGTACCCACGGGTCAACTCCTCGGCCTTGGTGCGAGTGATGTACTTGGTGTTGCTCACGGCTTCACCTCCTGAATATCCAAAGTTTCCTCGTCGTAGTCTTCATCGTCCCCCGTGTTCAGTACGGAGAACTCCTCACGCGCTATGATGTTCGCAGTGTCTGCGTCCTTGGCCTCGACCTTCAGTGTCTTGGTCACGGTCGCACGGATCGTCACTTCGTAGGTCTTCATACTCAACCACTCCTCGGAAAATATTTGTCGCCGTCTTCGTCTTCTTCCAACTCGTCCTTGGGATACCACTCGGTGTCATAGTCCCGTATCTCGACATCGACACCGTCCGGTGCCTCGATGATCTCGGGGATGCCACCTCTGATGGTGACGATGACTCGCTTCTTGTCACTCATCTCACACCTCCTGAATACCGTATCGCCAACCCGGCAGCAGCCGGAGATTGATGGGCTTGCAGTCCTCGCCCATGTCATAGACAGCCTCGTCGTACACCTCGCAGTGCAGACGTTCGGCCATGTCCCATGCATGAGGGTCGCCGTCTGTGTGGATGTACAACACTACAGCATAGGTCTTCTTCTCGTTCACGATTGCACCTCCACTTCCAGATACTGCACCACATAGGGATAGTCATCGTCATCATCGTCATGGGGTGGGTGGTACCAGACATTCACGCACAGCACGAACTTGTCCGACACTTCTGTATTGCGCCAGAGGAAATAGTTGCACTCCCCTTTGGCTATCCACTCGTCGTCCTCACTCCTGCCGTAGTTGTCCCAGTCGAGGATGACCTCACGAAGACAGCCCTCGTCAGGCAGGTTGTCGGGGTCGAAGTCCTCTTGCTTGATGATCATGTAGTTCACGGTCATGCCTTGTCCTCCTCTTGTTTGCATTGGAGCAACTCCCTCACTTTTTTGGCGGACATGCGGTAGATGGAATAGCCGTAGTCGGTATGCTCTATGACTATCCATCCCTTGCGCGGCGCACACTTGGAGAAAAATTCGTACTTCACTTTGTTGCAAGTCACGACATGGCCTACAGTCGGGGTGGTCATGCCTCGTCCTCCTCTTTGATCTGCACATCGCAGGTCACAGTCCAGTTGATGAACTCGTACTTGTCGGGGTCGAGCCGCTTGTCTTGCAGTTGCCATCGGAACAGTTGGTAGGCTCGCTTGTAGAACGCAGACTTCATGCTCTCCGGCACCTCCTCCAACTCCACGCTCAACTTGTTCGGCGCGGGGTCGTCCTCGTCCACCATGTACTCGTCGGGGTCTTCGTCCCATGTCGTCCAACATGAGTCCCCGTCGCCGTCGTTGTACAACTCCGTCCACTCCTCGGGTGTCATGTTCTTGTGCAAGCACTCGTCGGAGCAGTAGTACTTGTAGCCGTTGTCGATGAGGTAGCCCTCGTTCATGCCCTTGCCGCACTCGTCGCATTCACGGGCGTACTTCTTGTAAGCCATGTCACTCACCCTCCTTGCCAAAGATGAAATCCGCGTGGGCTTCCAACACCGCCCAGTTGATGCCCTCGTTGGCATCGTGGTAACGCTTGGCGTGCCACAGCACTTCCCGTGCTTGGTCATCGGTCAGGTCAGGGCGCATCTCCTGCACATCACTGAAATGCCACTTGATAGTGATGGTGTCCCGGTCGTTCGTAGTCTCGTCGTTCATGTCAGCCCTCCTCGCCGTCGATGGTGCGGACGGCGTAACTCCACTGAAAACACAGGTTGGCGCGATGCTCGCGGAAAGCCAGCAAGTCGCCGGGCTTGGCGAACTTCCCGGTCTTGCTCAACTCTCCGGTGATGCCGATGATGTTCTCCACGGCATCCAGAATCTCCTCGACCTCGTTGGGGGTCAGGTTCCTGCCTTGCTTGCTCATGTCGTTCTCTCCATGTACAGGTTTTCCGGAACCATTCCGGAAAAGTCACACTCACTCACCCGCTCTCGCTTGCTCTCCCTTGCGCCTGATGTTGGCCATGACCGCCGTGCCACCATGTGCCGGGATGAAGATGGAACCACGCTTGCCCGACTCCGCCCCGTCACAGGCAAGGCAGGTCTCGCAGGTCAACTTCTTGCCTGCCTCCGCAGAAGCCGGGCATAGAGACTCGTGCAGTCCGTCACGGTCGCGCTCTGTCTCGCCCCACATGCCGACACGGAAGGTGCGCCACCCCATCGCTTGGGCTTGAGCCGCCTCAGCAGGGGAGTCCACGGATGCCATGCACATGGAGCGCAGGGCAGCGAGATGCCCCGGCGAGAGCGCAGGGTTCTTCCACTGATGCGTGTACCCGGTATGCCCCTTGGTATCCATGAGCAGCGTCTTCCAGAGGAACGCAGGGACTGCCGCAGGGTCGCCGTATGTACCCAGCCTCACGAGCCGCCCCGCTGCGAATGCTTGCTCTGCCCACCACTGGGGCAGCGTGGGGTAGGGGTACGCACCACGCTTGTACGCCCTCCAGACCGACAAGGCACCCTGCCCGACATTGACATAGCAGGTGCGCCCCACGTTCTTGGGTCGCCCGTCCAGCAGCGTCGTGCTTCCCCGGTGCGGACAGTCACCACAGATCGAGGCATCGTCCCCCGTCTGGACGGCATCGGTCGGCGAGATGTTCTCGCGCAAGATGTAGGTCTGAATCATGGCACCCGTCTTCCGGTTGGTGCTGCGTGACTCGAACCCCGTTGCGATGACCACGATGCGCTCGTCATCGAGCAGGGACAGACCTTGGTAGATGATGTATCCGTTACTCACTGCGGTTCTCCTCTTCCAGCACATTGCGGTACTCGGCCTCGACCTCCTCGTCCGTCATCTGGTTGAGCGGCTTCAGGCAGTACCCGTTCCGCCAGATGTTCTCCAGTTCGGTCATGGCCTCACTCCCGGTGAGCGTGTACATGTCGTTCTCGATGATGGCCGCGACCATCTCCTCGCGTGTCTTCTTGGTCATCTCACACCTCCTGCCGCAGCGCGGCACTCAATTGCTTGGCCTTCATGCGGAAGGGCATGTTGTCGCTCACCCTCGCCACATGCCACCCCTTACGCGCCCCACACGGGATGGTGAGGCGGTACTGCACCCCGGCATAGGTCACCACCTGCCCGGACTCGGGCTTGCCCTTGGACTGAGACTTGCGACGGGCGGTATCCCGCACCGCCTTGCGCCACTCGGACTCGATCGATTGATGGGCGAGGTCGAGCAACCGGATGGGGCAGTCGTAGTAGTACGGATGCACCGACTCGTCCATGTCCTTGTAGCCCCATTGATAAGAGGCTATGTGGTGACGATTGCGCTCGGTCAGGTACAGCACGATGAACCGCTGCTTACCACGCTCCACCGCGTACCACAGCCGACTGCCTCGAACCGCCTTGCCGAGAATCGCCAGACCCGGCACTGTCAACAGGTCACGCTCGATATGAGCGACCAACTCGTCCTTGCTCGACGCACAGAACAGCCAACCCATGTCACACCTCCTGCTGACGCTTGAAGAAGCCTTCCCAGTCCGAGTAGTAGGCAAGCCATGAGCCGCCCATCTCGGAGAAGTCACGGCGGCTGTAGACCACGCCACGCCGCGCCTTGGGACGGGTCAGGCACACCGCTACCCGGCGCATCTCGCGCCGCTCACGCGCCGCTCGTTCGATGGCATAGGCTTGCTCCTGCGTGGCGCACTTGATGACGAGGACATTCACCGCACCCTGCGCCCCACCCCATCCCGACATGAACCTATCGGTCATCCGTACATACAGCGTCATCTCACACCTCCATCTATCTGCACAATTTCCGGAATGATTCCGGAAAACCGGGGAGCGACCAAAGACCGCCCCGCAACCTCAAGTTGCACGGCAAGTATGCGCCTCTATACAGAGAAAGTCAACCTACCTATGCTTAAAAGTTAGGATTTCGTATCTGGCCGATTTACAGCGTATAGATCATGGGGGGCGGGATAGGGGATGAGAGAGGGCGAGACGTGTAACTTTGTTCTGGCTTGTAACTTTTTTTCAAAGATATTTATGGAACGAGGTCTATACTTATTCGGGGTTTGGGGGGTCGGGTAAGTGCCTGATTTTGTTCGGGGTGGGTAGTAGTTATTATTATTATTAGAAGAAGAAGTATATATATAAAAGGGTGTTTGTAACCTTGTAACCAAAATTATAAATATAGAGAGGACGGGGGGAATGACCGCGCACTTGCGGAATTTTCATTTTTTCTAATCCTGCTCACCTGCGCTCTCCCGGTCTTTACTTAAAAACTCGGTTACAAAGTTACAAAACGGCACCATAAATACAAGGTCAGCCGCATAAGCAAAGTTCACCGCTCAGAATCAAGCACTTACGCGACTTTTTCCATAACGCAGTTGTTACAAAGAATTCGATCGCGGAACAAAGTTACAAGGATTCACCCGGTTACGAGGCTAAATGAGAATCATTCGCATTGTGGTACTATGCTCTACGAACTTTGTTGCAGCGCCGTTTTCCGGAATGATTCCGGAAAATCTGAGTTTAGCCCTGCCCCATTTAATCCCATCTCGTGCTGCCTCGTTTTCCGGAATGATTCCGGAAAATCTCGGTATAGCCACATGCCGACCCGACACCAGTTCTCACAGCACCATGCGACCTCGTGCATCATGCAGCACCACGCTTAACCACGCCCGGCACGCGACAACGCGGCGGGCGCACGCACACGGAACTGGCTTCGATCGGCTTCGTGCAGGCAAAAAAATGCCCCGCCGGGCGTGAACCCGGCGGGGCGAGGGAGAGTCGGTTACTTCTTGGTCAGCGCCGTGATGTCAGACAGCGCCTTGTTGAGGATGCCGAGAGCGGTGTCCCTTGGCAGGGAAGTGTCCCCCCTCTTGTCGGTCGCCGTGGTGACGGACTTGATGAGCGCGGCGAGAGTGCTGGGAACCTTGACGGCCATAGCCGTCGCCTTGCCACCCTTACCCTTGCCCTTCGTCTTCCGTTCGGACTTGTACAGATTCCGGATGTCCCGGAGTTGGTCTGCACTGTCAGTCTGGAACCGCTTCCGCATCCCCATGATGATGTTGTGGAAGGTCGCCGCGTCCGCGTACTGCTTCTTGTCGTATGCCGTGACAAACGCGGCAGTAAGACGGACAATCGTCGCGCCCTCCGGCTCCTTGTCGGACTCCTTCATGGGAAGGTACTTCCCACCGTCCCGGATGTAACGCGGTGCCGGATGGG